CTGCTCGGCAAGAACAACGCTGTGATCGCCGATAAGTACATCTGTGGAGACTATTCCGGATTCGATCAGATGCACGATGCAGAAATGCTGAGTGTTTTCTTCGATATCGCCGACGAATGGATTTTCGCAACACGTCCGAAGTTCGATTACGATCCGTACGCTGCCATCACTGGAGAACTCGATAGAATCCCGTACTGGACCACCAGACAGCTGTGCGCCGCCCTCAAGGACGTCATCATCAACACGATCTACGTCAATGATGGTTTCGCCTACTCCTATACAGGAGGCAACACCAGCGGAAATCCAGCTACGGTCGTCATCAATTCGATCATCAACGAGTGTCTCCTCACCGCCGCCTACTTCGCCATCAAGTCTCAGCACACTGGAGAATTCCCGACAAGCGTCGATTCTCACTTCATCGTCTATGGAGATGACAATCTCATTGCCCTCTCTAAGGAAGATGAGGAGATAATCGATCAACAGACTCTCACCAACTACTTCGCCGATTGCAACATCAAGTACACGAACGCCCAGAAGAATGACCGAGTCGTACAGTACGAAACTCTTGAAACTGCTACCTTCCTCAAGAGAAACTTCGTGCCGTACAAAACTGGAGGAATCGCCGCGCCAATCGCCATCGAGTCCATCCTCAACCCTCTCTTCTTCTTCCAACGTTCTGCTACATCGTACATCGGCAAGGACAGACCGAACATGACCATCGATGAGATTGTATCCCAATGCTGGGGTAGCCAGTGTCGAGAACTCTTTCTCCACGGCCACCGCACGTTCGCCTACTACACGGACATCATGCGTACCGCAGCACAGCGCGCCGAGATGCGCGTCCGACTGCCTTCCTACGATGAAGTTTCACGTCAGATGAACGAGCTCAAATGCAATCCCGTCGACTCATGGGTCGATCACGATCAAGCCGTCCGCTTCGCCAACAACATTCGTGCTGAGATTCGCGAACGCGATGTTCGCACTCTCAAAAGAGAAATCGAGGAGTACGATGATGGAGAATACTACGTTCTCCCAATCGAAGTTCGTAGAGATCCCGCCTCCTACGAAGACTACTCCCTCGCTTACTTCTCCACGAAGTATCCTTGGTGAATAAAGGAAACACGCCACTAAAACCCGCCCCTGGATCTTTTATCCTTGTATTGTTTCGCGTACAAACTGTTTTGCCATTGCCTAC